AGAAAGGATAAGATCATGCCAGGTAATTATGGAAGTTATTCAAAAGGACAAAAGAAGATTGCAAAGATGTCAGGCAACAAAAAGAAGATGGAAGCATCTGATTTTAAGAAGCTTAGAATGTTTGCTAAGAAGAAAAAGAAAACAGCGACTGCCTAATGGACATAGAAAAACTTAGAGACCAACTCAAGATAGATGAGGGTTGTGTCAATTCTGTGTATTTGGACCACTTAAATTTACCCACGATAGGAATCGGTCACCTGGTGACTGAGTGGGATGATGAGTATGGTAAACCAGTTGGCACTGAAGTATCTGAGGAAAGAGTAAACGAATTGTTTGACCAGGATGTCCAGGTAACAATCGATGAGTGTAAACTATTGTACAATAACTTTGATGAGTTACCTGAAGAAGCTCAACAGATAATAGCAAACATGATGTTCAATATGGGAAGGCCCAGGTTGTCCAGGTTTCATAAAATGAAAAAGGCAGTTGATGCTAGAAATTTTGTTTTGGCAAGTCAGGAGATGAAGCAGTCTCGCTGGTACAATCAAGTAACAGCGAGAGCCGAAAGGTTAGTTGAGAGGATGAAAGCTATCCAGGTTTAAAGATATACTTCTTGATAATCCTGGTAACCTGGTTATCCATCCTCTTTTTTGTATCTTATCTAAATGATACTTGCATGTTTGTTGAGTAACTCCAAAGTGATTTGCAATATCTATTTGTCTAGGCATTACACCTTCACTCTTGAAGTAGTTTTGAATAAACAAAAAAATTTCTTTTTGCTTTTCTGTCATGGGATACTTTACTGATTGACTAGACAATGTACTTTCCTATCTCTGTTTCTATTTGTGCTTGTTGCATTTCATCAAGAAGTTTTATTGTCTCAGAATTTTTATCTTTTAGATCATGCATAAGACTAACTTTTTGTGCCTGAGTTTTTTCTAACTTATCAATAGCCAGCAATGTATCTGAAAATTTCAGGATAAAATCACTAGCTACTGCATAAATTATAGGTTTATGACCACCAATAAAATGCATTGTGTATTTAATGGCAATTTCAGAGCCGTCAGGCTTGTTTAGTTTCTTTTTGATATCATCAATCACATTAGTATCTTTATCGCTACCAGTGACCTTCTTAAGAGGTTTATTTTCTTCAGGGTAGTCCTGAGCTTCTTCTGTAGTGATAAGACCTTTGATTGCATCAGGAAATGCATCTCGAAGAGCAAAACCTCTAGCTCTAAGTTGCATCATTCTTTTTGGATAGTCTTGCCAAGGACCTGGTTTATTTGCCAGTCTTGCTTTCTGTGCATCCTTGTAAGAAAATTCAGCCTTGGTTACTTCAGTCTCACCATGCACATTTCTTTTGACAATGCAGACAGCCTTATCTTCTTCTTCAATGTAGGTCTCTTCAATACCTCTCCATTCAGGATGGTGTTTGCAGACAGCTATCAAACTATCTCCCCACAATGAAGGCCTACCATTTATGACTGCAATATTCTGAAGAGCTTGCATAGGTGCAAGGCCAATCTCATATCCCCATTGAATAGCTACCAGGATATCATTTGGTTTTCCCTGGAACTGTTTTGGAATGTGACCTGATGTAGAAACAAACTTTGCAAACTCAATTGCTTCAGTCAGGTTAGTTGGATTCAAAGTTGGTAATGACATATTATTTCTCCTTCTTTTTAAGATCTTCAATTTGTTGATTCATTATTTCAAAATCATTTAGTGTCTGTTTAATAATATTGCTAAGATAATATAATTGTTCTCTGATGAGTTGATTTCTCTGTTTTACCCAATTCATTTCTCTTTCAATATTATCTTTTTTTATTTCAGTAACTTTCATATTAGTTCTCCTTCTTTTCTATTTTAAATTTACGATAATATGTAGTTTCTTTTGCTGGCACTATTTTCTCAGGCTGTGCCTTCCTGGTAATGGTGGGATAGGCTATATTGATATCACCTACCTCAGCATGTTCTGCTTCGTTCTGTTCCATTATTCTTTGCAACAGTTTCTGATCTTCTTCTTTTTTCTTGGTCCACTTCTTGATTTCAGCATCACACATAAGCCAGTCTTCAGCTACACCAATAAGACTATCTTTGATATCTAAATGATCTAGATTTATTATTGATGGTGGCCCATTGTCCAATGGTGGATAAGGTTCATCCAGGTCTACCTTCTGCCAAAACTCATTCACCTTTTCCATAATCTGATCGAAGATATCCTGGTCAGCTTCAAAAGGTACAAGTGTAAGTTTTTGAGCTTTACCGAATACTGCAATGATGCCCCACTTAAAACCACTGCATAGCAATTGTGTTTGCAACTGTATGATTTGATCAGTCCTGGGTAGATCATCAGTGTTTGTAGTTTTGATCTCCAATGCACCGAAGCCTGACAAGATCACTGGTTCACCAGTCAGTTGATTATGCATAGTTATCTCACCTTTGATATTCAGGATAGCATCCAGGGAAGCACACAACTTTAGTTCATCTATTCTATATCCCTGGGTAACCTTGCAAAGTTGAACTTCTGATGCTGGTCCGATATCAGCAACCTTATCTCTTGCCCATTTGATTATGGCATCTTCAAGATAGTTACCTCTTTCTTTTGCATCCTTACCAAACTCAGTCTCGATAGTCTCGATACCTTGCCTGGCATGTAAGGTTTTTTGTCTTTCTCTTTCATTAGTTGAGAAACTAGTTTTACCTAGTACGATAGCTGGAACTCTTGAAGCTCCAAGCTCTACTGCATCATTACTATATTTAGCCATTATACAATCTCCACAAAGTTACGAGCAAAACATGCATCATCGATGAGACACACAAAATGAAATGCATAATAAACAATTACACATAAGATAAAAAAGAGAATACATTCTGCAATGTACACTCCATAATTTTTTATAAATTTAACCATAATTTTTCTCCAATCTTTTTACGGCATTGCTAACTGTAGATGCATACCACTTGCCACCTCTAGCAGTATTTGCACCCATTTGATTAAGCTGGCTGGCTATCTGTCTATAGCTATCACCAACACTTAATAATTTTTGAATTACTGATTCAATATCTTTTACTCTTGTATCTGCTTTGAGCTTGATAACTTCAGCACTTCTTTGCCTTGCAAAATCCATGTTTGAATGACAACCAAGTGAGCTAATCAATTTACCTGATTTAGTTTTGTATGTACCATTAGCTTTGATCTCATCCTTAATTCTTTGAAGGGCAGACCTGGTTCTCTCTGAGATCTTTTCTTGTTCCATCTGAGCAAACAAAGTTCTCAATGCAAACTTATCTTTACTTTCAGATATTGTAGGATCATTACAAACAACAAGTTTGACCTTGCCGTTTTTCAATACCTGGTCAAAGAACTTTAGAGTGTGCCAGTCAGTCCTGGAAAATCTATCCAGGTCAGCTACAATCAATGTGCCTTTACTGGCCCTGACTGTATCAATACATTTGGAAAGCTCAGGTCTAAGCTCAGGAGCTACCTTACCTGAAACACCTTGTTCTTTGAACCATATGACCTGGTGATCTGTATCACCAAGCCATTTCTTTATTTCATTCTCTTGTCTTGCGACATCCTGGGTATCTGTTGATACTCTTACATATGCACAATAGATCATTAGTTTGTCTCCTCAGCTTGTTTTAATTTTTTGACTAGTGCATCTCTATTAATTTGAAACTGTTTATACAATTCTTTCGTTTCAGGATATTCATCTTGTTTAATTGCATCACAAAAATCTTCGTCTATAGATAACGAGCCAAGCTCTACTGCAACTGAGTAACTGCCCCATTTTTCAAATGTTTCTTCATCAAATTCCATTAAACTGAGAACTTCTAGGTCTTCTTTGGTGAGATTTATCTTTAAGTTAATCACTAGTTTCTCCTTCAAATAGTTTTAACATATACTTTACACATATACATATATCAGTTCGATATCGTAATATCAAGTGTTTTACAAAAAATATTTTAAAAAGGTTAATTTGAAATGATTGATGAGATAAAGATAAGACCTTTTCTTTGTCGTATATCTGAAGAATGTCATACAATGTTGAAGGAGCAAGCCAAGATAGAAATGTGTTCTATGTCAGCATTGGCTGAGATTATATTCAGGGATGCATTGAGGAAAAGGCAACCAGGTAGTATTAGTAATAGAATGCTGGTGTTTGGTGATCAGACTGAACAGCTTCAGGATGTAGATATAGCAAAACAAGTAGATAGAATGGTGAAGGCAAATGACGAAGTATAAAGCAAAAAAGACAGTAGTTGATGGTATTACTTTCGATAGCATGAAGGAAGCCAAGAGATATGGCATATTAAAGATGATGGAAAAATCAGGTGTAATTAGAAACCTGGAGCTTCAGCCGTCATTTGATTGTTATGTAAACCAGGTGAAGGTATGCACATACAAAGCTGACTTTCAGTATTTTATGCAACATGGTAAAGGTCCACAGAATCAGGAAGGGTATTGTGTTGTTGAGGATGTAAAAGGTTTCAAGACAGCAGTATACAAGCTAAAGAAAAAGTTAGTTGAAGCTTGCCATATCGGTGTAAAGATAGAGGAAGTATAATGCCCTACAATATGAAAGTGCTTGATCTTTTCAGTGGTATTGGTGGGTTTGCATATGCAAGTGAAAGAATAGTTGGTGGATTTGAAACAGTTGGTTTCTGTGAAATTGATCCCTTCTGTCAGAAAGTTTTAAAAAAGAATTTTCCGAATGTACCGATTTATACAGACATAAAGGAGCTTGAAAAAAATGCAGTACGATTTAGAGGATATGTTGACGTTATCTGTGGTGGATTCCCATGTCAGGTTTTCTCAAATGCCGGCAAAAAAGAAGGACACAAGGACAAAAAAGGTCGTTATCTCTGGCCAGAAATGGTTTCCATTATTGAACAGATTTTACCGAGGTTTGTCATTGGAGAAAATGTGCGAGGATTTGTTAACATGCCAATGGGATTGCCAAGATCGGTCAATGACCTGGAAAGCATCGGCTATAGGGTCGCAAGCTTTGTCATTCCATCTGCATATGCACTCGGATTACCACACAGAAGAGACCGATGCTGGATTATCGCACAATATGTGGCAGACACCAACGACAGTTCAGATAGAGCCAACCGAGGAAAGACGAGAGAAAAGGAAAGCTTACAGAAAGAGTATAGGCAGAAAGGATTCTCCTGGTTCTCTGACAGAACAAGTGATGACTCCGAGCCTATGGCCAACACCGAGAGCATCGATAGGAATGTCAATGGGATTGTCAGAGAACATGGCAAAGCTAAGATACAAGAAGTATCTGGAAACAGAAATGGCATATCAGATACACAAGGAAAAGAACAAGAATCAGGTCGGAAGTCTTTCCTCAAAATGGGTAACCTGGCTGATGGGATATCCCAAAGACTGGCTTACGATTACACCATCGAACCAAAAGACTTGCCAAGAGTTGTCAAAGGAGAAGAAAAAAGGGCAGACAAATTGAAGGCACTTGGTAACTCCATAATTCCACAATGTGCATCAGTGTTCTTTCAGGCCATCAGGGATATAGTAGATGAATATGATTGATGTTCCTAAGATTGATAAAGCCCAGGAGATATTGAAGGCAAGAGAAGAGATCACACTGCCACCAAAAAAGCATAGGATTACAGAAGAGCAGTCACCTTCACCATATATCAATATACCTTCAAGAGCTTTGGCCGATAGACGTATCATAGCTAACCCTTCAGCACTCCAGGTGTTGTGTGTTTTATGTTCTTATGTATCAGGTCAGTCAGGTACAGCATTCCCTTCTCAGCTTCTCCTTGCCAAAAGACTGGGCCGATCTCAGCAAGCAATATCCAGGCAGATCGTTAAGCTTATTGATTGGGGATATATAAAGAAGATTATCAATGAAAATGCCCTACGTCAGAAAGGTAAAAAGACAGCTACATATCGTATCATTTATGATCCAGGTATAACCGATACTCAACTTATCAAGACATCTACTGATCCTATTGTAGAGCAGAATAAGGTAGAAGTTACACTCAAGAAGATGGAAAAGAAGTATGTCAAGTTATCTCCGGCACAAGAAAAGCTTGCTGAAGATATTACCCAGCGATACCTAAAAGATGAGACTGAGTTCTTTCCTTATGAGACAATACACAAAGCTATGGTCACTTATCTATCAGGTAAACAGACTATTGATGCCTGGAATAAGATCGGTTGTGGCCTACTTTCACCCATAGAAAAAGGCTATTTAAAAGCCCAAGATATACAACGTAAGGTTGTGAATAAGAAGGAGTTATACAACACTAGAGGTTGTGCCGATACACAACACAATGATGTTGTACAGAACTATAATACTATAACTAATAATATTAATATTAAGGATAAAGTTTATGAATTGTTAAGAAGCTATTCACATGCACTCGATGAAGTCACCAAGACAAGAGGACAATGGCGATGGACCAAAAGAGAAGAAGCAATAGCTGAAGAGATGATAGAAGCTGGAGTGACGATAGATGCATTCATGAAAGAAGTTGGCAAGGTATTGAATAGATGTAACCAGGAACAATCTAGACCACCTTACACGATAGCTTACTTCAAGAGTATATGGCAGACTAACAAGAAGAAACCTCAGGATACCAAGCAGATTATAAAGGGTCTAGTAAATAAAATGAATACAAGATACACTTAATGTACAAGAACTAGATGGTCGTTTAGATTATGTACACACACAAAAATAAAAAAGGCACACACTGCAAAGCCAGGCATACCCTCCCCCCAGCTACTGCTGTAGGGTGGGGGTCTCACAAAAATATTTTCCAATTTTTCATATAGGAGTTTAAATGATTATTTACAGTAAAAAACTTTTGTTACCTATGACAACGTATCCCAAAAAAATACCTACTCGACTATTAAATATTTTGATAAATCGACTTCCTACCTGGCTAAATACTATCAGTTATCAAGAAATTATTGAAAAAGGCGATAATTTGTATGTTGGTGATTTTGTTGGAATATCTAAATTTTCATGGTTACATGAGCCTGGATTTGGTCCTAAATCACTTAATGAGCTTAAAGAGATACTAAATTATTTTGGTCAAGATATTGCTAAATATCATATAGAAGATGGTCCTAATAATAAACATGAGTTTGGTAGAAATTGGAGACCTGATAATTTCCAAGAATTACTAGATGCGAATTCTGATTTTTATTTAAAAGATTGGTTAGGATATCCAATAACACAAAAGGAGGAAGCACATGGATAAAGAAACATTAGACTTAGTTCAAGCTAAGAATTACACCGACAAGGAAGGCAATGAGAAAACCCAGTGGATTAAGATTGGCAAGCTGTTTACCAAGATGGGTATACCGAGTTCCATGAAGTTGGATTGTTATCCTATCCCTGATGATAAGGGTGAGGTATGGCTGAAGATATTCCCAAAAGATTATAAGGCTGTTGATCAGCAAAATGGTTTTACAAGTGAAGATGCAACCCTGGAGAGTGATATTGCCTTCTAAAAGAGTTATTCCAAAGATGAATAATCTTGGTGGTGTAAGAGACATCAAGAAAAAGTTAAGAGGATCAGATGTTATATTTGAAAATAGAGAGAAGCTTGCAGAAGCTCTACTCTCGATTAGTCAGGCAAAGGTTACTGATGTTGTGGATTGGGATGATCAAGGCAAGGTTACGATTAAGAATATGGATGAAATACCGGAGCATGCATTACAATCCATTAAGAAGATTAAAGCGAGACCAGTGGGTGACAATTACGAAGTCGAAATCGAAATGATTGATAAAGTAAGAGTTCTGCAAATGCTGGCTAAGAGTGCTGGTATTTTGGATAAGGAACATGAAAGTGAAAAGCCGAGTGTCATAGAAGTTAACATGGTAGGACCGACAGATGGAAAAACCTGATAAATTAAATTTAGATTTTAGTACCTCACCTACTGTGTGGAAGTTCTTAAAAGATGATAGTTTTGTTAGAGGATTGATTGGTCCGGTGGGATCAGGTAAATCATATGCTAGTTGTGCTGAAGTATTTAAAAGGGCCGTACAACAAAAACCTTCACCCAGGGATGGTGTAAGATATTCTAGATTTGTTGTTGTCAGAAATAGTTATCCTATGCTCAAAACGACTACGATAAAAACCTGGTTAGAATTATTCCCTGAAAATATTTGGGGTGGCCTACACTGGTCACCACCAATCAAACATCATCTAAAACTACCAGCCAGGGGCAATGCATCCGGTATAGATTGTGAAGTAATATTTCTTGCATTAGATCAACCCAAGGATACTCGAAAACTTTTGAGTCTTGAACTCACTGGGGCATTCGTCAATGAAGCACGAGAGCTTCCAAAAGCCGTTATAGATGGATTGTCTCATAGGGTAGGAAGATATCCTTCTATGGCTGATGGTGGATGTACCTGGCGAGGAATATGGATGGATAGTAACCCATGCGATGATGATCACTGGATGTATAAATTAGCTGAGAAAGAAAAACCAAAAGGGAAGTTTGCCTGGCGATTTTATCGTCAACCAGGTGGTGTCTTAGAAGTGCCATTGAAAGATGTACCAAAAGAAATACCGGAAGCTCAGGGATATATATCGGCTGGTGGTCGCTGGTTTAAAACTAATCCAAAGGCTGAGAATTTACATAATCTGCCGGATGGATATTATGATCAGTTGCTTGGTGGTAAGAATCTAGATTGGGTTAGATGTTATGCAGAAGGGAAGTATACCTATGTCCAGGAAGGAAGACCAGTATGGCCTGAATATGATGACAGCACTATGTCTGCTGATCTAGAGGTCGATGAGAATATACCAGTACAAGTAGGACTGGACTTTGGCCTGACACCTTCGGCTGTCTTTGCACAAAAAATGCCTAATGGTGCATGGCATGTCTTACATGAGATTGTAACTTTTGATATGGGCCTGGATAGATTTGTGAATCTATTGAAATCAGAAATGGCTATCAGGTTTCCAAAAAATAATGAGTTCATGGTTTGGGGCGATCCGGCTGGTGCTTCAAGAGAAGGTATTTATGAACAGACATCGTTTGAGTTTCTAAAAACAAATGGGATACTGGCAAGACCTACAGCAACAAATGATTTCAAAGTTAGACGAGAAGCAGTCGCTATGCCGATGAATAGACTGATACAAGGCAAGCCTGGTTTCCTGGTGAATAGAAAATGTCTCAGGCTAAGAAAGTCACTATCCGGTGGCTATCACTTTACCAGGGTAGCTGTAGGGGCTGGCCAGGAAAGATTCAGAGATAAGCCCAATAAAAATGAACATTCGCATGTTGGAGATAGTCTTGGGTATTGTCTGCTTGGTGGTGGCGAGATGAGAAGAATGACTAGAGGAACAAAAACATTTAGCAAGCCAGTCGTGGCACAAACAGATTTCAATGTATTTGCATAGGGCGATATATGTTTACATCAGAAGAAATTATGGAAGTTATGGAGTTGGATGGAATAAAGCATAGAGTTGTTCCATTTCATCAAAGACATATCCATATGGCAAACTTTAGATCATTTGAAAAAGAAGTGCTTGAAGGATATGGAAGGCCACATATAGAAGATTATGGTGTCGAAGGTTTGTCTTTCACCGGCATAAGAAATGCTAAGGTAATCGTAATATGGGGATTGTATCCATTATGGAAAGGTGTAGCTGAAGCCTGGATGCTTCCAACACATGATCTTGAACCTAGCAAAATGATTTTTCATAAAGGTGCATTAAGATTTTTTGAGTATGCAACAGAGAAGCTCAAGCTTCACAGACTGCAAACATACGTTTGTAAAACAAATAACAGAGCCGTTAAATGGATGGAAATGTGTTACTTTGATAGGGAAGGGCTGTTGAAAAAATATGGCCCTGATATCAAAGACTATTATGTTTATGGGAGATTGTTTTAATGGGTGGTTTATTCGGTGGTTCAAAGCCACCACCAGGTCCTTCTCAGGAAGAGCTAGATAGACAAGCAGACAGAGAAGCAAGAGCAACAGCACAAGAAAACGAAGAAAAAAGAAAGATAGCTTCACGGCAAATTTCTAGAAGTAGACGTAACCGAATGCTTATGTCAGGTGATGTAACTGGTGTTGAGCCACCACAAAGAACTTTAGGGCCAGGTAGAAATCCAAGAGCATGAGATCATACCCTCGTAATCCTAAAAAATTTGAAAAGGGTTTACCTATTTGTCCAGTCTGCAAAATTGCTATGGCCAAGGTAGAAGAGGATGATGAAGTAAAGTTTGAATGTCCAGCTTGTAAGTTAAAAACAGATGGTAGCTAAAAAATATCAAAATCCAAAGGGTGGATTGAACGAAGCTGGTAGAAAATTTTTTAAAAGAACTACTGGTGCAAATTTAAAACCACCAACAAAAACAACAAAAAGAGGAACAAAAGATTTTAAAAGAAGGGTATCATTTGGAGCAAGGATGGGTGCAAATGATGGACCTGAGTATGATGAAAAAGGAAGACCAACACCATTACTTAGAAGCCTTAGAGCATGGGGATTTAGAAACAAAAAAAGTGCTAGAAATTTTGCAAGAAGAAACAAAGGGTTGATGAGTGCATGACAAAATTAAATCCAAAAGACCTAAAGAAAAGATTTGATCAAGCAGAAAGACAGAAGGCTCACTGGCGAGCTATCTATGAAGATGCTTACAGATATGCTCTACCAAACAAAAATTTATACGATGGTTATTATGAAGGTAGTGTGCCAGGCCAAAATAAAATGAGACAAGTCTTTGATTCAACAGCCATGCAATCGACACAAAAGTTCGCTAATAGAATACAATCAGGTCTATTTCCTCCCCAGCAAGCCTGGTGTCGGTTGCAACCAGGTGAACAAATTCCTGAAGAAAGACAGATAGAAGTTCAAAAAATTTTAGATAAATATGCAGATCAGATGTTCTCAGTTATGAGACAATCAAAGTTTGACCTGGCCATCGGTGAGTTTCTCCAGGAACTTGCTATAGGTACAGCCGTTATGTTGATACAGCCAGGAGATGATGTAGAGCCTATCAGGTATACTTGCATACCAACTTTTCTTATTTCATACGATGAAGGGCCAAATGGCAGTGTTGAAAAAGTTTACAGAAAAATGAAAAGGCCATATGAAATTCTAGATCAGGAGTTTCCTGACATAAAGATACCACAAAGCATGGCAAAAAAGTATGAGCAAAATCCAACTGATGAAGTAGAACTCATTGAAGGTACATACTTTGATAAACAAACTGGTAACATTCATTATCAGATTATTGATTATGCTGGACAAGAAGAACTTGTGTATAGAGAACTCAAAAGTTTCCCTTGGGTTATATCCAGGTATAGTAAAACGGCTGGCGAAAGATATGGAAGAGGTCCGGTGTTGTTGGCACTGCCTGACATAAAAAGTTTGAATACAACAAAAAATTTAGGTTTGAAAAATGCTAGTCTATCCATTGGTGGTGTATTCACAGCCAGTGATGATGGTGTTTTGAATCCAAATACAGTTCGTATTGTACCAGGAGCTATCATACCAGTAGCAAGGAATGGTGGACCACAAGGTGAAAGCTTGAAGCCTTTACCTAGATCAGGTGATCCACAGTTAACACAATTCACAAGTAATGATCTCATATCATCTATAAAAACAATTATGCTGGATGAAAGTTTGCCACCTGACAATATGTCAGCAAGATCAGCAACAGAGATACAAGAAAGAATGAAGCAGTTATCTCAAAACTTAGGATCAGCATTTGGAAGACTGATATCTGAAACTATGTATCCGATTGTAAGACGTACACTAGAACTAATGGATGAGCTTGGCATGATAGAACTGCCGTTGAAGGTCAATGGTTTACAAGTAAAGATCAGTCCTACTGCACCACTTGCTATGGCTCAGAATATGGAAAAAGTACAAGAAGTTTTAAATTATATGCAGATACTTCAGGGGCTAGGGCCACAAGGCCAACTATTTATGAACCAGGAAAAGGCTATGGATTTTATTGCTGATAATCTTGGTATACCAGCAAGCTTGAGAACGACACTGGAAGAAAGACAAGCCTTGTTGCAACAAGCTCAAGAGGTGGCACAAATGGCACAACAAGGAGGAATGATGGATGGACAAGGACCAGGCACAGAAGATCAGATACCTGAACAGTAATAGTGGCTGGGAAGGTATTGATGAAGAGTATGTCGTTTATAAAAACGAACCCAGCGAGATTGATAAAACTTATATGAGATGTTTTTCTACTGAAGAAGGACAAAAAGTTTTACAACATTTACAATCTATAACTATAGATCAACCAGCATGGACACCTGGTACAGAGCCGTCTTATGGTTATGCCAGGGAAGGACAGAACTCAATTGTAAGAGAAATTATTCAACGTATGAGGAGATGCAATAATGAATGATGAAAAAGATGTAGTGCAAGAAGAACAGCAATCTGCTGGCCTTATGGCTGAAGAAGCACAAAACATAGAAAGCGAGGAGAAAAATGCCGAAGAAGAAGGAATATCTCACATCCAAAATGAAGAAGCTGGAACAGAAGAAGAACTTGGAGAAGGCGAAATCTACGAAAGGCCGGACTGGTTTCCTGAAAAATTTTGGGATGAAAGAGATGGTCCAAACATTGAGAACATGGCTAAAAGCATTAATCACCTGGAGAAAAAGTTAGGCGAGACAGCACCTGATAAATATGATTTATCTGAAGTTGGTGTTGATCCTGATGATGCAGTCATCCAGGCTGTACTTGAGTTTGGAAAAGAAAAACAACTATCAAACAAATCTGTAACTGGTTTGATCAATAAAGTTATAGAAATAACTGGTGGTGTACAACAAGAAGAAGAAATCAATATAGCCCAGGAAAAAGAAAAGCTTGGTGTCAATGCTTCAGAAATAATTCAATCGAATATTAACTGGAGTAAAAAACTTGTAGCTGATGGTGTCTTCACCAATGATGACTACAAAGAACTTGAGGTTCTTGGTGGCACTGCTGAAGGTCAAAGAGTGATGCAAAAAATTAGAGGTCTGATAAACGGCAAGCAAGAGATACCAACAGTTTCTATTGAAGGCGATATGCCTGATAAAACAGAACTCCAGGCAATGGTGGCTGATCCTAAATATCAAACTGATCCGGTTTACAGAAAGAAAGTGGAAAGAGCATTTGAACAAGCCTATGGCACTTAATGTATTCTAGACTTTACAAACTACTATATGTTGGTGTATCGTCTTCATAGATCGATAACTCTCGTCAGCCGATCATACTTGTATAAAAGTTGAGGTCGGATTTTCCGGTAACCAAAACGATGTAATAATTTAACTATGGAGAAGCTTTATGGCTACAACACTAAGTCCAGCATTTGTGACTTTATTTGAAGCCGAGGTTCATCAAGCTTATCAAGGCTCTGCCACTCTTAGAAATGTTGCTCGTATGAGAACTGGAGTGGAAGGTAGCACTGCTAAGTTTCCGATCTTGGCTAAAGGTTCAGCTTCAGTTAGAACACCTTCAACTGATGTTGTTCCATTAAATGGTACATTTTCAAGTGTAACTGCAACTCTTACTGATTATGTTGCTTCTGAATATTCAGACATATTCAACCAGGCAAAAATCAACTTTGATGAAAGACAAGAGCTTGCAAAGTTAGTTGGAAATGCAATAGGAAGAAGAGAAGATCAAATCATTATTGATGCATTGATAGCTGGTTCTGCTGGAACTACAGTGGCTAATACTGTTGTTACTTCAGGTTCTGCAAGTGCTTCAGATTTGAATGTAGGAAAGATAATCGAAGCGAAAAAAGGTATGGATGCTAAATCAGTTCCACCTACAGATCGCCACATGATTATCCATGCCAACTCACTAGCATCATTGCTTGGCGATGAAAGAGCAATTTCAGCAGACTTTGCTCAGGTTCAGGCATTAGTCAGAGGTGAAGTAAACTCATTCATGGGTTTTGAAATTCACATGATTGGTGATCGTGATGAAGGTGGACTTCCAAAAGATGGGTCTAATGACAGAACTTGCCTGGCATTTCATAGAGATGCTATAGGTTGTGCTGTTGGTATCCCACCTAAAACAGAAGTAAACTACATTCCTGAGAAAACTTCCTTCTTAGTAACAGCAATGTATTCTGCTGGAGCAATCGTGATTGATGCGAATGGTCTAGTCGATATCACTTGTAGGGAGAGTTAATATGGCATTTAGTAGAACTGGATGGAATCCAATCGGTGGTCAATCCAAAAAAGGAGTAGCCCCACAACTATTTACTTACACAACAACAGATGCAGTAGGAACTGTAGATGGTGCTGGATACTTCAATGATGTATCCGATGATGTAAGTGTAGGCGATGTCATTATATCTGTAACAAGCACTGGTGGTACATTAGCATCATCAATACACACTGTAGTTTCAAATGCTTCAGGTGTTGTTGATGTAAGTGATGGAACATCAATTTCTCAGACAGATAGTGACTAACAACTAAAAGGCGAGGATATGGCTGAAGGCGATACTGATGTAAGCATTTGTTCACAAGCTCTCCTTCTACTTGGAGCAAATCAAATCACTTCGTTTGCAGACGGCACAGCCCCTAGCTCAGTCTGCTCAGTGCTATATCCTCGTGTCAAAGCACAAACCCTGGGAATGTATCCCTGGTCCTTTACACTAACAAAACAGCAGTTAGGCCAACTTACAACGACACCTACGAATGTTTACTTGTATGCTTACCAACTACCATCAGATATGTTTAATGGTGTTCCAAGGGCCGTATATGCTTCTTTATCAACTGGTACATTGCCTAAGATAACTGAGTATGAAATCCAGGGTGATCAATTATTTACAAATGAAACAACAATAGTTTTAGATTATCAAAAGCTAGTGTCTGAAGTTGATATGCCGGCATACTTTGTACAGATGCTAGTCTATCAGATGGCCTGGCATTTAGCCGAGCCAGTTACAGATCAAACAACAAAAAGTGATTATTGGCGAACTGTAGCTTTGGGAACACCTTCTGAAAATATGAGAGGTGGATATTTTAGACAAGCAATAAACATAGATGGGGCTGGACAATCAAAAACAGTTATAGCTGATTATTTACTGACTGAGGTACGATAATGTCTAGAGTTACCCAGTACCAATCAAACTTTACAGTAGGTGAGATTGATCCCCTTCTATTTGGTAGAATTGATATACAACAATATGCATCAGCTTTAGAAAAAGCACAGAATGTTGTTGTGCTTCCCCAGGGTGGTTTTGAAAGACGGCCTGGTTTGAGATTTATGTTAGATATAACATCCCACCTGGGTGGATCATTTACAACATTAGATGGTATTAGATTAATTTCTTTTGAATTTTCTACGACACAATCATATATGCTGGTGTTTGTTAAAAACACAACTAGCAATACCAGGATGTTTGTCTTTGCAAATGGTCAACAGATTACAAACATCAATAGTTCCGGTAATGATTTTCTTGTTTGTGCCTTGGGTGATATCGATCTTGATCGTTTGTACTTTACTCAAAGTGCAGATACTTTGATCCTGGTCCATGAAGATATGTCTCCTAAATCTATAGTTAGAGGTGGTAGTAATTCTAGCTGGACATTTTCAACTATATCACTGACATCTCCAAAACATGCATTTACTTTATCAACTAGCAATCCCTCTGCTACAATAACACCGGATGCTGTAGACGGCACAGTCAATATTACAGCATCATCTTCAGTCTTTTCATCATCCCATGTTGATCAGTATATCAATGTTCTAAATGGGTTTGGAAGAGCTAGGATAGTTGAGTTCACCTCCGGAACGGCTGTAAAGGTTGTCACCGAGTTTCCTTTCTTTGAAAAAGATGTAGCTATAGCATCCGGTTCTTGGGAACTTGAGCAAGGGTATGAAGATGTCTTTTCAAGCACTAGAGGTTTTCCAAGGACATGCACATTCCATGAAGGAAGATTATTTTTTGGTGGCAGTAAATCTTTACCTAATGCTTTGTTTGGATCTAAGATTGGTGACTTTTTTAAATTTAAAGCACATGAATCTTTAGATGACGATGCTTTGTTTGTGACGATAGCCACCGATAGTGTCAATGCTATTACAGCTATGAGATCAGGAAGAGACCTACAGATATTCACAACTGATGCAGAGTTCTTCGTTCCCCAGGCTGATCTAGATCCTATTACACCATCTAACCTGGTTATCAAAAATGCTACAAGACGAGGATCGAAAGAAGGTATCAAACCAGTGTCGGCAGAAGGTGGTACATTATTTATTCAACGAGAGGGCAAGGCTCTAAGAGAGTTTTTATTTAGTGATGTTGATCTAAACTATCAGGCTAATAATATTTCATTGCTGTCATCACACTTATTGAAAACACCTAGGTCTATGGCATTGAGAGTTGCAACATCTACTGATGATGGTGATCTTCTTTTGATTACAAATGACCAGGATGGAACAATGGGTGTATTCTCTATTTTAAGATCACAGAATGTTGTAGCTCCTTCAGAGTTTGTAACCGATGGTAAGTTTCTTGATGTAGGTGTTGATATCACAGATATTTATGTTGTGACAGAAAGAACAATCAATAGTGCTACAAAAAGATATGTTGAGATGTTTGATGATCAAAGAACAACAGATGCAAACATACAATACTTTTCAGGGGCAACTACTCCTGATCAATCTTTACCAGGTAATACAACTTGCTCCAACCTATCTCACCTGGAAGCTAAGACTGTTGATGTCGTTAGAGACAACTTTGTTCTGACTGACAAGACTGTATCGAGTGGAGCTATAACTATAGATGAAGCACCAACAACATTTGTTGAGGTTGGCCTTCCCTACACTGTAGAAGTAAAGACATTACCAGCAGAACCAAAGTTATCATCAGGAGTTGTTGTTTCTAGAAAAAGAAGAATATTAGAAGCTTCTCCAGTTTTAGATCGTACACAAAATATTGCTATCAATGGTTTTGAAGTGCCATTAGAAACACTGCCATATACTATGGGTTCTGTTCCAACAACATTTACTGGCAGAAAAAGAATAGCACCTTTACTAGGATACAGTGACACAGCACAAATAACATTTACACAAACACAACCTCTATTCGCAACTGTGTTAGGAGTAGAGTACAAACTAAGTACTGGACAATAACATGACAGTAGCAGTCGCATCATTAGTATTAGCTGGAGTAAGTGCATTTGCTCAGATAAAAGCCGGAGAAGCACAAAAGAAGGCATACTACTCTCAGGCACGATTTAAGGAACTTGAAGGCCGTATAGAAGCAGTGAAGGCAAAAGAGCAAGGCACAAAAGCTTTGGAGAACACAAGACGAGCTTTAGCTTCTGTAAATGCTACAGCTTTTGCTGGTGGCCTAGAGCCTACAATCGGCACACCAAATACATTTGCAATCAACAATATTATAAAACCTGGTACATCAGACTTTTTTACTGCCAGGGATAATGCATTCTTAGCAATCAGTTCTTCTCAGGCCCAAGCCCAAGATTTACGTTTTGCTGGAAGGCAAGCAAAGCAACAAGGATATATAAGTGCTTTAGGAACTCTTGCCAGTGCTGGCATGAACTATGCTTCATTAGGTGGTCCTGGAACTACTGGAACAACCGGCACAACATCTACTGGCATGACAAGAGGTCCAAGTCCTGGTTTTTATCAGGCAAGGTATGGAGCTAGATAGTGGCTAGAACAAGGTTTCAATCATTATCATCTAGAATACAACTTGGTAATATCCAAGGGCCTTCCGGTATTGGAGCAAGAGAGCAAGGTAGGACATTGAGTTTGTTGAGCAGTGAGCTTAACAAAATGAGTAACTTTTTTTTCAAAAGAGCAGAAGCAGAAGCACAAATACAAGGTGAAAAATTTGGTGCTGAGAACACTCCGACTGTACAAGACTATCAAAAATCTATAGCCAAAGGTGAGAACCCTTTAGAACAATTTGATAGAAAAACAGTTTTTGGATCATCTGCATTTAACCAGGTAGCCAAGACACTTGGTAACAGTCTTATTGTTTCTGCTAGTAATCAAATGAATCAAAGGTTTCTAGAGGTAGAACAAACTCCAATAAGTATTGATGAATTTAAAAAAGACCTGAATGCAATAATTTTAGAAACATCCAAACTAGCATATGACATCTCACCTGGGATTGGTGAACAAATTACATCTGATCTAAGTATTAAGGCTAATGGTCACTTTTACAAGTATGGTGTTCAGCTAAATAAAATTACAACTCGTGGTTTACAAAGTGGTGCAACATTAATTTTAGATAATCACCTTAATAATTTAGAGAGTGAAATAACAGCTATACTTCCAAAAAACACAGACACTGTAAATCAAAAAGAACTTGCACAAAAAATATATGGCAAGGGTGGTATCAAAGACAGTCTGTTAAACAAATACAGTCAAACGATGATTGGTGCTAGATTTGAAAAAGAAGCATTTAGATCAGGTGTAAAAGATTGGAACACAGCATTCAAGACAAGTATGTTCTCAACACTCAAAACATTAGCACTCAACAATGGTAAAGATGTATCAGACATTACAGATGATCTAAGAAGAGGTAAAGCCACTGGTGATAAAATTATAGATGCTTTGGTATCAGGCTTGTCCGGAGTTGATAGGAAACAACTTGCTACTGAAATCACAACTATGGTAAATAATCAAAACTCAATAGAAGATTTAGCTGATGAAGAAACAAATGCTTTAGCTGGTGCAACAGCTTCAGAACTAGAAGTTAAAATTACTAACGACATAGAGCAAGGAAAACCTCAAGCGACAATAATTGCAGATTTAGCTAAGTTAAAAAAACTTGTTGATCTAGACGATGAAACAAATGCTTGGGAAACTTTGACAAAAAAGAACAACAAGGCTGGTGGTGTTAGAACTGTTAGTGTTCAAAAAACATTTCTAGACTTGAACAAGAAAGCTGGGTTTGGAACACTTACATATAAACAACTTAACGATAAGGCTGACCAACTAATACCAAAAGATTTTAATTCAATACTTACAAAACTTAATGGCCAGCAATCACAGAGCTTTGCAGATGCTAAAACTATACTGGCAAAAGAATTAGGATTTTTAGTTGATAGAGAAATAAGAGATCAGAAAGATCCACAATATGCAAAAGGCGAAGTGTTTGTACAGATACTCGGTAAACTGCAAGAACAAGAGTTGAACTACAATAAAACAAAAACCACTGCCGATGCTCCCTTTAATCATGTGAAGGTTGTGCAAGATTTAGTTAAAGTAGATGGTGAACTAATTTTACAAGAAATATTTACAAAAAAAAGAGATAGCTTCAAAAGAAATTACTTTGATACTTTTGTTAGAGAATTTCCTGATTTGATATCTGCTGATCAGCCTATGACAAGAGCAAATGTTTTAAAGATGGAAGATAGGCTAGAGGATATGCTTGAAGATAAAAACAAAAGAAAAGGAGTTAAAGGCACATTTGAATCAGGCAACGAGAAAAAAGAAAAAGCAAGAATTGAAACATTTATATCAATTACAAAAAGTATGCTTGCTGAAGAAAGGTTTAGCCAATGATGGTATTTGATGAAGATCAGATTTTATCAGAAATATTTGCTAGTAATACACTAAGAGACAAAGGTGTAAATCTAAACATTGCAATTTCAGAAAATGGTGCAAACATCCAAAAACAAAGGACTATTATTGATGAAGCAGTAGATGTTGTAAAAGCGACTCCAGGTGCTGTTGGTGATTTTGGTGTAGGTGTTGCTAAAGGTGTTCCAGGTGGTGCAAGTAAGTTTGGTACTGAGATAATGGACACTATCACTAATGGTGCATACAGCAAATCATTTATACCTTTTGTAAATGAAAAGTTACCTATCATAGGTGATATAAATAATTATATAAATAATTTGTTGAAGCCTGAAGGCACTGCTCAAAAAGCTGGTGCTGGTTTTGGTGAAGCCATTGGTCAGGTGGTTGTACCTGGTGCTGTGGGAGCAAAAGCTCTTCAAGGTGCTAATATTTCATCATCATTTTTGAGAAATGTTTTAGGCTATGGCACGGCTGAAGTTATAGGCATGAACCCAAAAGACCCTGGGTTAATTGAGCTTGGTACATCTTTATTCGTATCTAATGATAATTTAAAACAAGAAATAATAAACAGCCTAAAAGCCGATGAAGATCAATCTGTATTAATGCAAAAAATACAAAAAGCACCACAAAGGTTTTTTGAGGGTGGTATTGTAGGAGAAGCATTAGGCAAGGCTCTAGAAGGTGTTGGTGTTTTATATAGGGCTATGAAAGGTAGTGATAAGATTAAGAATGCCTTGCAGAACATTGGAGAAAAAGCCCAGGGTGAATTAGACCTAGATGCTAATACGACTACCCTATCCATGAATGCTGTAGGTGAAGCAGATAAATTAATCAAACAAGGTTTAGCAAAGTTAAAAAAACCAACTGATAAAGAAGATGGTATACTTGCGTTTCATGGTAGTGGTGCAGACTTTGATGAATTTAAATTAAGTAAGATAGGAACTGGTGAAGGTAATCAGGCTTTTGGATATGGTTTATATTTTACTGACAGTGAGGACATAGCTAAGTTTTACAAAAATCAAATCTTGAAAACACAAAATGTAGAATTTAAGGGCAAGCCCATAAAATTTATGTCAGATAAACAAGATATTAGCGATAAAGATGCTGTTTTAAGTAAGGTAAGAGATAGAATTATAGGTGGTAAATTTGATGCAAAAGAAGCTATTGATAATGTAAAATATGAATATGAGCAAACAATAGAAAATAGTTTTGATTTGACTAATGATCTTAAAGGCATTGATAAAATAGATTATGAAAGATTAAAATCAAGTTTAGATTTTATTAATAATTTAGATGTCAATGATTTTGATTATCAACCAGGCAAACTTTATAAAGTAAATCTGAAAACTACAATTCAAGATTTATTAGACTATGATTTACCTCTAAAAGATCAGCCTGATAATATTAAAAAAGCAATCAAAAAACTAAATTTAGATTTTATAAATGAAAATAGCACTGGAGAGGATATTTACGACCTAATAGCTGTTAGAAAGTTCAGTTTAGGAGATAATAAGTTAGATAGAGATATGTTAAAATTTGACGACAAAAGAGTTAGCGAGTTGTTAAATTCAGTAGGTATAAAAGGTTTAAAATTTAAATCAGGCCAATTATCAGGTATTGAAGATAGTAAGGATACTAATTTTGTAATATTTGATGATAAAATCATAAACATTTTGGCTAAATATGGAATAGTTGGTCCAGTTGCTGTCAGTTCCTTGGGCTTATCTAAACAAGGGGATGATGATGGCTCTACTTGATAATCTTATAAAGTTATTAAAGGCTGGTGAGAAAAAACAAGCTCAGATAACTAAAGATAGACTGCCAAGTGATGAAGTTACTTTTGGCTCATCAGGTGTAACTTTCAGGGCTATTGATGATAAAAATATAGATGCATTCAACCAAGCATTGAAGCAAGAAGGTTACAAAGGTCCAGGTATAAACCTTCAAAGAGTTGGTGAAATATTATCTGAAAAACTAGATGGTCAAATGAAAACTCTTAATTTAGAAGAGTTGATATTAGCCATATCTAAAGATAACGAAAAATTCTTCAAGTTTTTAAAAAGAGATCCACAAAGCTTAGAGGAAGTTGTTGCGACTGCAAAAGGTATGGGCCTGGATAGAATAGCAGACGATTTACTTAGAAGAAACCCAGGTGATGTTTTACCAGTTGAACATCTAGTTGGTGGCATGATGTTAATAGCATCTCTAGGTAGAAACTTAGATGACATGGCTACAAAAATTAAAGGTATGTCAAAAGGCCAAGAGAAAGTTGATCTATACAAACAATTTAATATCAACATAGCAATAATGAAAAATCTTATTGGCCAGGTTAGTGGTGTAGGATCAGAAGCTGGTAGAACTCTTGGCATATTATCAGCTATGAAAAAATTATCTAACATTGATATGGTAGATTTCTATGTAAAAGCAGATAAGATTTTACCAACGGAAGATGATAATTTTATAAATTCATTTGTAGATATGTATGCAACACTTCCAAAACCAGGTCGTATGGAGTTTGCAAAACAAGGTGCATTTGTAAGAGCTTATGATGTTGCTATGGAGATATACATAAATGCCCTACTATCTTCACCGGTAACTCATGTAGTCAATATGGCCGGTAATGCTATTTATTCTGCACAAAGAACTTTAGAAACTGGACTAGCTGGTCTTGTTGGAGAAGCAAGAACTAGGATGGGTATAGGTGGCAAAACTGGTGATAGAGTTTATCTTGGTGAGTTCAATGCAGAAGCTCATGGAGCTAAGATGGCATTGATGGATGCTATGAAAAGCTTTGCACTTACCCTGGGTATTGAAGGCTCAGAAAGTGTTGCAACAAAGATTGATCTTAAAAATCTTACATCTATAGGTAACACTGACAATATAAGAACAGTAGTAGAGCAAATACAAAATATAAAAGGTGGTGGCCTGGTAGAGTTTGGTAAAACATCATTCATGCCAGCCTTAAATATTTTAGGTATTATGACTAGAATGCCAGGCAGATTTCTCGCTTCAGAAGATGCATTTTTTAAAGTGATTACTGAGAGAAAGGTTTTATATAGAGAAGCTTATCGTAATATGCAGATTAAGTATGAAACACTTATAAATGGTGGTGCAAGTAAAGAGGTAGCAAAGAGAGAAGCAGAAAACGTATACAAAGATATTTTACTTAATACTGATAAGTATGATGATATCAAACAGCTAATGACACAAGAAGCCAGGGAATCTACTTTTCAAGAAGACCCTCAAGGAGCTTTTTCTGCATTGGTCAGGGCATCTAACATACCTGGTGGAAAAGTAATTATACCTTTTTCCAAGACACCTACAAACATTGTGAAGGCTGTTTTTGACAGAACTTTGAATTGGTCACCAGTTTATAGAGCAGTAAAAAAAGGTGAAGGTGCTGAGTTTGACAAAGCTTTTTCAAAACTAGTTTTAGGTAACTCAATATTTGCAAGTATGGTTTATTTGGCTAGTGGTGAGTATGGTGATCAAATAGTCATAAACGGCAGTGGTCCAAGTAATCCAAAGGCTAGAAAATTTAATGATGCACCACCCTACTCTATTGGTTTTAAACAAGAAGATGGCTCATATAAATATTTTACATTTTCAAGGTTTGATCCTATCTCAGGTGTTTTAGCTATGGCATCTGACTATGCATATTATGCTCAAAACTCAGGTGATGCAGATATGGTAAGTCTAGAAAATATATATACATCTGGTGTGTTGGCTATATCAGAATATGGTTTAAGTCTGCCTTTTTTCCAGGGTGTATCAGAATTGCACAAAGCAAGTTTTAATCCTCAGGGGTCTACTGAAAAGTTTATTGAACGTATACAAATATATCTTGGTCAAAAAGCTGGTGGTGTTGCAACTACAACTAATGATTTTATAAATCAATTTTTGCCAGGACAACCTCTTATAGGTGCAACATCATTTACTGCAACACTTGAAAGAGTTGGCAATCCTGATGCATCAAATGTAATGCTTGATGAAGAGCAATTACTTAAAGTTGAAAGATCAGGATTTCCAAATGTTATGAGAGGTTTTTATTTAGCCCTGAATAGAGCAAAGTCTAGAAATCCAATATTTAGTGATCAGCTGCCACCAGCACTGAATTACTGGGGAGAAGTTAGACAACAGACATCAGGTAAATTTACTGATTATTTTAATCCAATAAAAATACAAGAAGTTGGGTATGATGCTGTCAATGAAGAGTTAAGAGCTTTAGCAGAAAATGGATCAGGTGTTTTTGGTGGTCATAAAAAAAGATATGAAGGCAGTTACTTTACAGCAGAAGAGTATAATAAATACATTGAGTTATTCAACACTATCAATGTTGTTGATCAAACTCGTGGTTTGTATTTAACTAAAAGTGATCCTGGTTGGAGACCTGAAAATACTATCAAAGAAAAATTAAGAATAAAAATTACTGATGATCAATCAGGATATAAAGAATTATCTTCTGATGAAAAGTTTCAAGAACTAAATGCTATCAGGTCTAAGTACTCAACTGGAGCTATAAAAAAACTATTTGAAATGATGCCAAGTACAAAGATGAGAGTTGAGAATCCTGAGAAGCTTGCGATAGGGGGATCATAATATTCTTTATAATTTTTTTGAATTAGTGTATAAACAAAAAAGAGGTATCTTATATGGCAGACTATGACGTAACAGATCAAACTTCGGCAAGAAGAGTGCAGTTTACTGGTAATGGCACGGCTGGGCCTTTTGCTTTTGCTTTCCAGGTCAATGCAACCAGTGAAGTAAAAGTGTATGTGGATACAACAGAAAAGACAGAAACTAGTCATTATACAGTAACTCTTAACTCAAGCACTGGTGCTGGTACAATATCGTTTACAACTGGTAATCATCCAACAAGTAGTCAGACAATAACTATACTAAGTGACATACCTTTATCCAGGACATCAGTTTATACATCAGGTGGTCAACTTACAGCTTCATCTTTAGAAGATGATTTTGATACAAATATGTTTGTACATCAGCAAACAAATGAAGAAATCAATAGATCATTAAGGCAAGCAGAACATGATGTTTTATCAGGTGCTGATATGACAATACCAGTTAAGGCAGATAGATTAGGCAAGGTGTTAGGATTTAATTCTTCAACTGGTAATCCTGAAGCAACACAACAAGTTACAAATGCAAGTGTATCTGTTAGTAGTTTGAGTACTGGTGCAAGTCCGACTGCTTCAGTGTCAGTGTCAGGTGGCACAGCAAGTTTTTCATTAGGAATACCAACTGGGGCAACTGGTGCTACCGGTAATACTGGTGCTACTGGTTCAACTGGTTCAACTGGAGCTACTGGTCCTCAAGGAGCTACCGGACCACAAGGGCCACAAGGACCAGCCGGCACTGGTGACATGTCAAGTTTTACTGTAGCTGGTTCGTCAGGTTCAAACCAAACTATAGAGGATGGTAACACATTAACTATTGCTGGAGGTACTGGGATAACAACAACAGCTAGTGCGACTGATACTATAACTATAGCAGTTACTGATGATCCAACAGCTTTAGCAATTGCACTAGGATAAGGAGAAAATAAATGGCAAATACATTTAAATTAGTAACAAGAGATGTTGCCCCAGCCAGTTCAGGGTCACCTGAAACTCTTTATACAGTTCAAACTGGAAGTACAATTGTTGTATTAGGATTGACACTGGCAAATGTACACACAACTTCAGTTACTGGAACAGTGCAAATAGTAAGCACAACCACACAAACATCACAGACACAAAATACTACAGCACATCTTGTAAAAGATATACCAGTTCCAAATGGAGCTACTGTTGAAATTATGGCTGGTAATAAAATAATTTTAAATGTTGGAGATATAGTAAAAATAGATTGTTCTGTAGCAGATAAACTGTCAGTGACCATGAGTTATATGGAGATCACATAATGCCATTCTTAGGAAGACAACCAACTTCAGTACCATTAACATCATCTGATATTACAGATGGAATTATATCTACTGCTAAGATTGCAGATGATGCAGTAGGTAATACAAAATTAGATTTAACTGCAAACTATGCTTTTACTGGTACTGTAACTGGTGCGGGTGGATTAGTTAAATTGTTGAGTGCTACAATATCAAGTGCAGTTTCAGAATATGATATTTCATCTACTTACATAAATTCAACCTATGATACTTATTTATTACAAGCACACTTATTTCCTGCAACAGATAGTGTTAATGCTTATTTTCGTGTATTTGTGGGTGGCTCTATTCAAACTGGAACTATTTATGCACCAGAAGTAGCGGGAAGATCGTCTAGTAATTATTCTTCTTCAAATGGAACAGAACAATTTTACTTCAACACTAATGCAATAGGGAATGCAACTGGTGAAGGCATTGCTTATCATCTATTAATGCAAAATGTAAACAGTACAACTGCACCATTTTGTTATGATGGTGGTTCTAATGTTTTTAATACATCTGGGTCTCATAATAGCCATGACCTTGGGGGTAGTTTGGTTGTTGCAAATGTAAGTAATGTTGTGAATGGTGTTAGGTTATATTTTAATACTGGTAACATAGCTAGTGGCACAGTTCTATTATATGGATTAGTTAAGTAAGGATTTAGTAATGGCAAATGATTATAGAATGGTTGATGATAAGTTGGTGCAACTTACTAATGCCGAGCAAAAAGAATTAGATGCTAGAAATAAAGCATGGACAGATGGACAAGCTGAAAGAGATTCCACAAAATATCAAAGAGATAGAGCAGAAGCATATCCACCAATAGGAGATCAATTAGATGCACTTTATCATGGTGGTGTATTTCCAAAAGAAATGACAGATATACTTAAAGCAGTAAAAGACAAATATCCGAAGGGTTAAAATATGGCATATATAGGTAAAACACCACAAGTAGGTAACTATGTTAAGCTAGATGCTATAACTTGTTCATCTACGAATACATATAATCTTACTCAAGATTCTGTGGCATTTAC